AGTTTAGCATCAAGCTCTATTGCATGTTTAGTCATGTCAGCTGGAGCACTTTTTCGGTCCGTAGAGAAGGCCATCACATACGCTATCATTCTCGCTATTGATAACATTATCTTTTCGTCCATAACCATACTCTTTGGAAAGTCTTTCAAGTGCCCGTTTAATTGTGTCATTATTTGCTCCTTTCGTAATCTCCTGTTCTCTTGGATTATATCCATCACAAATTTTAAGACAGGCAGGACAATAATCCCAAGGTTCATATCCTATTGACCCATCTTTCATTTGATATATATGATAAACTAATGGCTCATCACAACACATGCTTACTTCATTTGGCATCTGTCCCCCCATTTGTTCCCATATCTTCCCCTAAGCTCCATTTTAATGCATCAATCCACCCGTTTACATATGACCATGTTGTTTCGCTCATTGGGTTACTTGTATCTTCTACTGATAATATATTTTCATTCATCATCATTTTAATTTGTGCTTTATCTTTCATTCTAAAAAATCCTTTCTGTTTTTATTTTTTGATCCCATCTCTCGTTTTACACATTTAAGGCACACTTCCCGCTCAGAATAACCAACTAGCTTTTCAATAGCAGGATGTGTACCTATAATGTAGTAGGGAACTGGTTTTACCCATGTATTAGAACACATCTCACATTTAAAGTGGGTCTTCTTTTTTCCTGGGTTTTGGAAATTTTGCCATTTTTTCAAGTTGATCCTCCAGTCTTCCTACTCTTTTTAATAAATCAAGCATACGCTCTTTAACAGTATGTTTAAAATCATTTAAATGTTCTGTAAAGTTTTGTGGTGTATGTGATTTTTCTTCTAGCAAACGCAGTCTTTCAAATATATTATCTAGGTCATCATAGTATTTTTCTAATTTATCTCTCATACTATACCTCTTTATCATCAGGACTAGGAATTGGTCTTAGATTTTTTTGAAATGTTGACATCTCAGTATCGTTTTGATCATCATCAACCATAGCCCATAATAAACATAAATATACTATTAGATCTTTGATCCTGCCAGTTACATCTTCTCTTTGAGATTGATGCCCTTGTACCCAGGCAGTAACTCCATCTATATGTTTTAGCAAGTAAGTCATCAAAGCTTTTTCTCTTGATATACCTAATGCACTACCAACTCTTTCAAAGTTTGCGAATACATTATTGATATCATGAGCATATTCTCTTTGACCTGCGTCACGAGTTTGCTTTACTTTTTCCATAATTGATTTAAATTTCATATCAAATATCTGTTTGTTCATTCAAATTCTCCCATCATTACGTTTTCTTTTATCAATCTATTATTTTGCACTTCAAGTCTTACATCAATATGTTCACGCTCACGATTAGCTTCACATCTAACTCTTAGTTCTTCTATCAAACCAGTCTTTTTACTTTTACTTGGTATAACAGATAATAACTTGTTAGTATTGTATGCTGTTCTAAATGAACCTTTAGCTGATGCAACATTCATTGTACCTTCATGGAAAGCACCTTTAGTGATCTCTGATACAGCAAACACTATGATGCTATGTTTTACTGCTACTTCCATTATAGCTTGAGATGCTTCTTCTGTTTTCATATTTGGATCTCTGTGTTTAGATTTAAATAAACCCATATGATCTATTACAAGAATCTCAGGTTTAACAGGCAACATAGAAATCTTTTTATCTAGCTCATTTGCATATGGACAGGAGTAATCAACCATTAACCATTTGAATCTTTTATCCATACCATTTTGCATTTGCTGATAGTGATCTCTTAGTTGCTCCTCAGACCAACCCATTTCTATCTGTACAAACCTAGACCATATCTGACGAGGTGACATCTCCATTTCTATAAAATATGTAGGTCTTTTGAATCCATTGACTAGATTCTGTAACAACATAGTTTTCATAGACTTAGGTGGAGCTTGTATAACAACTACCTCACCTGGATATATAGGAAAGTCTTCACCCCAATATAAATCACCAAGATTCAATGGCTTGATATCATTCCTAAAGAAGTTAATTAACTCTGTTTCCATGCTAGATGAATCCATAATGTTTTGACTTTTCTTAGATTTATACAGTTTGCATGTTTCACTGCAATGTTTATCCATGATAGAATCTGTACAGCCGTATCTATTGCCTTGACCACCATGAGCTTCATAAGCACTTTTAACAATACTATCCATTTCTTTACTAGTAAACTCACTGCTAGGATCATCTACTTGTTGACGCCATTGCTCCATAATAGTACGAACCACTGATTCAGGATAGAGCCAGCGAAACCAAGCAGACAAACGTAAAGCAGTTGCGTGACGTTCACCCTGAGCGTTACTACTAAGCATACTAGATATACAAGGATAATTAACTGGATCAGGATTCCTACCTTGACTAATGAATTGTGGAATTTTTGTTTCTTCATTTACTTGATTCCTTTCTAACACATCAAACACTGGATCACATTCTAAATCAAATGTAATTATTTTACCAGGTTTACGTGCTATAGTTTTTAAGTGTGTAGCTATATCTTTTTCATTTATATCTTTTTTTGTAATTGGTATTTTCCATAGCTGTGCTTTTAAGTTTTTAGTATTAACTACACGTATTAATCTTATCTTATCTGTTACTGATGGATCTGCATAATCAAATACACCAGCATTTGTTAGTGCATCTTTTACCTTTAGGTGTAGGTTTTTGTCAGGCTTCCACCTGAATGCATTGCCTGGTATACCCACATGAAATCCTTTGTTGCCACTAAAGTATAATCTGTATGGTATATCTATATCATCTAGTAGCATAGTCAAGCCAATCGTTTTTTGTCTTGCGTTTTCAAGATCATCAACATCTTTGCCATCTACATCTAATATAAATTCATCTGGCATATAAACTAAACCATCAAATCCTGACAAACTATTATGCTTACCAAAGTATTCTTTTATGCTGTCATCAAAATCATATAAAGACATATATGTATCTTTATCAATATTGGTCCAGTTACATACCTCAGATGCATCTTGGAAATAATGTCTTTGCGATAAACCAAATGCAAATTCTTTAATCATATTTTCTCCTTTAGACAACAAGAGGCCCGAAGGCCTCCTGCTATCACTTGTTTATTATTAGAATGGAATGTCAGCACTCTCATTAGGAGTAGCCATACTGCCTGTATTAGTGCTTTCAGTTTCTTCTAGTTTAGGCTTTACCCAATCTGTAAAAAACTTTTCAGCTGCAGTTTTATGATAAGCTACATCGTTAGCAGTCATAGTTTCTACAATATTAGAAAACTCTACTGGAGCTACTTTTTGTAACACTCTAGTAAATTTACCTTTCTTGTATAAGAATATATTAACTTGTTTGCCAACCAATGCTTCAGCACTATCATCCATCTTAATTACTGTTTCTCCTTCAGCACTTTCTAATGCATCTGTTATACCAGCATTAGCGAATCGAAATAAATTACCAATAGCAAACTCTTCACCTTTTTTATCAGTCTTAGCATACATACGCATATTGAAGTTATCATTGTACCCTTCAAACCATACATCAATATATTTCATATCATTATATGTACCATATTGTGCTTTACTGATAGTTGCTGTATGCCAACCTTCAGTGTAGAGTCCTGTACCTTTTTTAGGTAACGTTAGTGTTCTTGCCATTTATTTATCCTTTATCTTTTATTTGTTAAGGCACCATTGCCATCATCATCTTCTTGAGCAACACCACATATTGCAGACAGTAAATATCTACGTCCATATGTAGTAGCAGCACCAACACCATGTGCATCTTTCTTACCAATAGGCATACGTATTTCACTACGAGTCCATTGACCTGATGAATGCATTAGTGTTGCAGTAACGTAAAATCCATTTGTATAAGTACAATATCTAGTACCCTGCACAATACTTAGTCCGTGTTTATTCAACGCAGGTAATACTGTTTTAAGTACAGCAGATAATGATGCATACTTACTATTGAAAAATGGATTGCTACTTTCAGCTTCAACCATTGTCATTTCAGCTTGTGCTTTAGCCAATGCTCCAGCCAACTTATCCACTGACATAGATTGCCATGGAAGTTCAGGAGTTTTTACTTTTTCTGTGTCAATATAATCATCGACAGTTTTTGTCTTTTGTTCTGACATTTTTATCCTTTATCTATTATTTATTTGTAGTGAAAGGGGAGATAATATTACTATATCAACTAACAAGGAGATCCCCCCTTTCATGAGGAAGGCCAGTAATTTAGGCCTTTTTTAGCTAATCATCCAATTGATTTAACAAATATTCATAGCGACATTCTTCTGCTTTATATCTTATATAATCATCTAGATCATCTTGCTCTTTTTTGTTCTTTAAACTTAAAGACAATGTTTTGTTTATTCTCTTTAAGCGTTTAAGTCTTAACCTTCCAGACGTGCTCATTTTTGCCATATATACCTTTCCGTAACTCACTTGTTTTAGTTAACTTATCAGATTTAGTTAAAGTATTCATAGCTCTTCTAATACTTGTAATAGGCCATGTTATACAATAATTTTCTTTTAGAACTTTATCTAATTCAGAAGGAGTCAAACCATTGTTATGCCTCCATGTATTAAATATTCTAAAGATAAACTGATCTTGTGACTCTGCTTTATCTTTTGATGACTTAAGCGTATTGCCTGTTTCGTTGGTTGTATTGTAATACATTATTCTCCAATCATATCTTTTCCACACAAGTCACAGCATCCCTGTTTGATGTAGGGATGACTGCAACGTGTTGTGGTGTTATGACCTAAAGCACCCCTAGCAACGACAATAGATTTGCACCTTTTGCACGTTTTATTTGCTCTAAAATGTTTTAGGCCAGTATACTTACCACACTTACATCGGATATGTGCATCCATTATGTAAGTATCTCAGGTTCTGTATAATTCCATGGTTTACCCTTACTACTTATAGAATTAGTTTCACCATCTCTCCATGCTAATGCACATCGTACAGTTGCTTCAGGAGCATGATCCCATGTATCACCCTCTAAAGGTATACCTTCTAAATGATACTCACCTGTACTTGGGTTAGTCATTTTAAGATATGTAGCTTCTATTATCTTTTTATTCCACATAGTCTCAGGTGTACCAATACGGTAATTAGGATTAGGTATTTGATATTGAATAAGTTCATATGGTCTACCATCAATCTTATCACTATCAAGAACCTTAGCTTCTAAATGGCCAACTACTCTTTCTAAACCAACTGCTTCTATAGCTTGTTGCCTTAGTTGTGCATTCTTGAATGATAATGCTTTACTTGCATCCCAATCATCAAGCATGTTTTCATCACGTCTATATCTAAACTCAGCTACAGCTTTCTTCTCATCTCTGTTGCGTTTAGCCATACTATTTCTACGTACACGTAATGAATCAATCCATTCATCTGTTAGCTTTATATTAGCTTTAGTTGGATTAGTTAGATTGCCATCCCAATCAAAGATCATAACCTTCTGAGGTAAGAAATCACCATTAGCACATTGATAATATGCACTATTGATTTTAAATCTAACCTTTACTGGTATAATCTTTCTAGCATCACATTCAAAGTCACCCAAAGAAAGAAATGCTCCAATAATCCAAGGAACTCCATTGTATTGTTTGGTTATTCCTGCTTTATTATTTACAACCTTTATACCATCTTTAGTAATAAATACATGACAAGGAGTACCTTCACATCTTTGATCACCATTTACATAATGACTTGAAGTTGGAACAGATTGCCATGCTGTAGCATGAGAAACATGAATTGTAGTTTTGTTCATTTTAGTAAATACAAAATGAGAATAACTATGTCCATATCCACCTCTACAGCTAAGAGTTGATCCTATCTTACCTTTTTTTAAAAATGATAATATATTCTGTTTTGATTCTGGATGTGCCATTAGTCTACCACATTCCTAACTAATCCTGATAGTGGATCATACTCCTTGACTATTCTTTGTATATAATAGCCTTGAGGTATTGCAACAGGTTTGTGTTCTTCATGCTTAATTACTGCATCATCACATTCTATAACTACACCAAGAGCACCATCTACTTCTGTTCGTCTCCATGGATTGTTATCTTTGAATACAGTAACACCAGCTTCATCAAGCAACTCATCAAAGTATATAGCATGACAATGACCTGTCTCTTCACCATATGCAAGCTCATATCTGCCTGGCTTTTTAGTCATTGGGTTATTAGTAACTTTATTGCCTGTTTTAATAGACTCATAAAACTCTTCTTCTGTGACCTGTATTAACACCACGTCACCTTGTTGATATTTTTTCATATTTTTCTCCTATTTTAGTTTAAGCTTGGCTCAAAGCCAAAGTTAGTTGTTTCACTTAGTTTAGCAGCTTCTCTATAAGCAGCTAGTTTTACTTGGTTTCCAAAACCAAATTGTGTACGATTAATCCAGTTGTCATCTTTCTTGTATTTATTATGATCAACCCATTCTGTTACTGCATTGTATGCATGCCATACAGTTTCACCATCATTACCTCTGCCATTATAAAAGTTGTTTATTAACGCATCGTATATAGGCTGTTGTTTATCAGGTGACTTTCTACCAGTCAGTACATTAAACTTCTCATGTCCACGCTCTACAAGTTTAGGCATAACACTTTCAAAGTATTTATTTACATCAAAGTTTCTAACTTCTGTCATGCGCTGCATATGTGTAATAGCTTTGTCCAATGATCCATGAGCATTCTTCAATACTTTTATAGCATCATCTAGTCTATCATTGACATGTGTAGTATGTTTTAGATTAATAGCAGCACCTTTTGATAATGCAACATTCAATGTGTTATTACACACAACACGTATTGGCGTTGGCTTTAGTGTTACTGCTGTACTGCCATCATGTGAATTAAATAACAATGCATATTTATCTATTGTATCATCACCTACTTTCAAAGGCTCTTGACACTTTGCTAGTATCCATACACGTTTACCATTATTAATCATACCAGCTGTATCGTATACATAGCCATGATCAATAAGCACTTCACTGAACGGTCTGAATGCTTCATGGTTCTGTAATATACCATAGCTGCCAGAAACATTACCAAGTATAACTGGATTGTTGTCTTCATCAAGCCTATATGTTGCATAATGACCTGTTGGTGTTTTGAATCCAGGTAATTCTGTTTCATCTTTCCACACAGTCCAATTAAGATTAGCTTGTATAAGTGCTTGACTTGTTGTTGGTGGTTTATCTAACTTTACACCAAGCTCATGCCAAGGTGTCTTTCCTACATAAAACATATGATTTTCTCCGTATAATCCATGTGCCATTATTCTACCTCTGATTCTAATGTTGATAGTTCATCTTCATATGACTTTATCATGTATTCAATAAAATCATGATCATCTACCTCTTGCACATTTAGTTCAACAGTGTAGTTACTGCCATCTGAATAACCATCTATTTCTGGTTCATATTTGTATATATGATATTTACTCATTAGATCTTCACCAATCCTTCTTAGCATTTGCAACATGTTAAATGATATATTTACTTTTTCCATATTTATTATTCTCCTTGTTTATATCCACTAGCCATAGGACTTTTAACGTGGTCAGTACGCAAATTCTTACACTTGATTTTTTTGTACTGGGGCCTATGGCTCTCTTGTGGATAATTATTATTCTGTTTCTTTACCTACTTCAGTGATACGAAACATACCTTTTACTTCATTGATGTCTGTTTCACCTGTGTGATTAACTATTGCATCTACATACCCAGCTAACCACCATTCAGCTTCTACCTCTAATTGAAAAGGACGAAGAGGGTGATCTTGCAATACACCCTGATCGTTCTTTATGGAGATAAAAACTATATATTTAGCATCTTCCATGCAATCTCCTATATTACATATTTACTTAACTTTTTTTTAGTTGAAGCTTTGAGTTCTTTGATTCGTCTTTCAGTTGCTTTGATCAAACGCTCAGTAACTACTACACCATGCTCTGTCTTTCTGCCAAGTCCTAGCTTATTAAATTTACGAAGCTGTTCTCTGTAAAAAGATATAAATGATCTCTTACCTCCACTCATCCAAGGGTATCTATTATTCATTACCATGACCCTATCACTATGTGTTTAATTAAATATATAATAACTAGCCACATCGTACAGTTTACTGCTATAAGCATTGCTAGCTCTAAATAGTCTCTAATTGACCTGAACATTATTCATCTCCTTATATAATGGTATTATTGATTCTAAAAAACTTATGTTGGGTGATTCATATAGAATAAGATCTTCACCACAACATCTTTCTTCTGTTATGTCTCCGCATTTGGGACATAATGTTATGTTACTATACATGTTTATTTATCTCCTTTGAATTTTATATCCCACATGTGCGCATACGATAAGGTTTTAATTATCTTATGTTGAACTCCGTCCATTAACGTGCAACTGCCTTACTCGTCATATGGGATATTATTTAAATTGTTAGGGGGCTTGACCATCGTCAGCCCTATCAGTATTTTGTGTTTTGATACTCCTGGTATCAGGACACGCCTGTCAATATCCCCCTATTGAAAAGCACATTATCCACACTTTGTGTGCCACACTAACATGCTTATTGTTTAATGTAAGTGTATATACTATACTCGTACAGGCACTCACAATATACTGGCAATACACATAAGTATAAAGTTAATATAAAAACCTCCTAAAGAGGGCAGAATTAACCACCCTCTTCATTGATTCCTAACTTATTAGTAATATGTGTCAAGGTTTGCTGCATTTGCTCAATCTCTACTCTTGCATTAGTCTTAGCTAGACTGTTCATTGCAAGCATGTAGTCATCGCTGTTACCAACAGCTAGATGTGACAATGCAATCTTCTCAACCATTTGCTTGAAATCTGATGATACCTCAATATCACTGGCACGGCTCCAAGACTTACCGTTCTGCCATTTACTATTTCTATCCATGAACTTTAGTTCCCTTCCTTATTTAAATTATAGTTCAAAAAAACACAAATAATTACAAATCAAAAATAACTAAAATGAGATATCGAAAAACCCATGATAAGGGGTATACCAATAAGAAAACACCACACACTAAAATCCTACAATTTTTAAAACCTCTTTCATTTTTAACTAAAAAGTGTTATATTCTCTTAGCAAGAAAGGGGGCCTAAATGACATGGGAGGATTTAATTATAATTTTTGTAGCTGTCAGTCTTATTATGGTGTTGAAATACCTAGATACGATGCCTGGATATTCTTGCCCCAAACATTGCAATGTAGATCATGTGCACTTTTGGATTAACAATCCAGATTCCGACCAATCAGTCGGTATATCAAAAAAGTTAATAAAAACAAGCACTTACGCACATTAAAAAAATATTGCATTTTAATATAAAACCTAGTAAACTAGTACACTAAATAGGAGGTTCAAATGAAGACTTATATTCTTACCATTGAATACAACGAAGATACTGAAGAAGTAGAGTATTTAACTGAAGAGATAGTCGAAGATAAGCAATCATTCTATTATGGAAGTATGGCTCTTAACGAATACTTTGATGAAGAAACCCTAGCTTTGCTTGATGGCATAAATATCATTGGAGAGTCATAATTTTTTCTTAACGCAAACAAGCGTTTGCTAAAAAAATTGCAAAGGAGTTACTGTGGATTTTTATGTAGAAGATGCAGTTAAGGAGTTGTCAAAGAAGCTTGAAGATTTATACTATAGAGTATATACAATGCAAGATAGTATAGCTGAATTTAATGCAATTATTACTGAAATAAAAGAGGAGAGTAGAGATGCCTAGTTTAGATGGCTATAGCTTAAATGAAAAAATTGATTTGTTGCACGATGGTGTGCAGCAAGAAATACAGCAACTACAGATGGATTTTCACAATCTGTATAATATGTTAAACACAATGAAAAAGGAGTGCAAATGCCAGGACCAAGCAAATGTAACAAAATCAAAGACGCAAAAGAAAGACAAGACTGCATGAATTACAAAGGTAAATATGCAAAAATGAAACCTGCTAAAAAAGCCATGGGTGGTATGAAGAAGATGGGCGGAATGAAAGGTAAAATGGGTTATTAATGGCTCACGATAAGAAAGTTCCACCAGGCTATCACGTCTGACCATATAGCGGCAATATACACCCGGCGGGTGATAAACATCGCATTACAGGTCAGCTAGCAAAAGATCTTCAAGTACCTTCTGGAACTGAGATACATGGTGAAGAAACAGGAAGCATAGACTTCCATTACCAACCTAATAAGTATGAGGAGGGTAAGTAATGCCCAAAGATAAATGTTACCATCAAGTCAAAGCACGATATGATGTATTTCCATCAGCTAGAGCAAGTCAGGCTATTGCTAAATGCAGGAAAAAGTCTGGCAATGTAAAGAAAAGCCAAAAAGGTGCTGACTTAAAAAGATGGGAAAAAGAAAAATGGGTAGATACTCGTACAGGTAAAGCATGCGGTGCAGGTAAAAAGAATGAGTACTGCAGGCCTACTAAACGTGTATCATCTAAAACTCCTAAAACTAAATCAGAAATGTCACCATCTAGACTTAAAGCTAAAAAGGCTGAAAAGAAAAGAGTTGGCATGGGCAGAAGAATCAGTAAAGCCTAGGAGGACATATGGCAAAGACAGCAGCATGGCAAAGGAAAGAAGGCAAAAGCCCTTCTGGAGGCCTAAACGAAAAAGGAAGACGTTCATACGAACGAGAAAATCCTGGATCAAACTTAAAAGCTCCACAGCCAGGTGGTGGTAAGCGTAAAAAATCATATTGTGCACGATCATTAGGACAAATGAAAATGCATAATATAGATTGCAGTAAAGATCCTGATAAACGTATCTGCAAAGCTAGACGTAAATGGAAGTGCTAAATGCGTAGATACAAAGTTGGGAGAGAATTTCATTTAGTATACGATCCAGAAGATGCATTACCAGAAGATCTAACTATAACTGAAGATTGGAAACAATCTAATATAGGAGATTGGGTAAAGGCAGATGATGATTGCGTAGTACAGATACTAAGAAAAGGTAATATGCTTAGAAGAATGGGAAAGAATAAGGTTCGAGAGTATGTAGGGACATGCACTGGGACCTTTCCTGTTTCTCCTAACACTAAAATGGATACATCTAAAAGGGAAGATATATATTCGTTTAGTGGCAAAACTGCTAAAGAAAGATTAGAAAATAGAAAAAATTTAAATAAGCATGAAAAACTATTTGTAGCATATTTATCAAAAGGTGTAGGAATGCAAGATGCATACTTAAAAGCATTTCCTACAGATAACCCTAGGTATGCATTAGAAAAAGCGGGAGCGTTAACACAAACAACAAGGATATTAACGGCAATGAAAGAAGAATTAAAGCCAGTTATGGAAGAGCTTGATTTAGATGAAACTTTTGTACTTAAGAACATCAAGGAGGTGATTCTCTCGTCTGATAAGGATGATACTAAACTAAAGGCTCTTTTTAAACTGGCTGATATTATGGACATGGAAGACAAAAACAAAACTCAAGTTACACAATTAACTGCTGGTGTTTTCCAAGGGTTTAGTGAAAATACATTAGAAGAGGTCAAGAGACCAAAGGAGATTGGAAATGGCAGATAACAAAGGTCAATTTATTGGTAGCTATTATTATTCTAAAAGTTTACCGCAAGGAATGGGTGATAAAACTAAATACGATAAAGTTCAATATGACACTATTGGCAAAGTATTAAGGCCAAATTATACTGAAGCAGATGTAATGGCTGCACAAAAAATGTTAATGCAATTAGGCTATTTAGATCCAGGCAGTGATGATGGAATGATAGGGCCAATGACACAAGGAGCAGCTAGAAGATATCAAAGCAATCTATCTGGACCTGCTATATTTGATACTATGAAAAATATGTTTGATGGTTTATTTGATTAGAGTAAACAATAATGGCTAATATAAATTTTAACAATGTCTCCAAGATGGAGGAAGAATTAAAATTAGCCTATGAAGATTTAATAGCATTCGGTAAGCTATTTTTGCCTGATGATTTTATGAGAAGTGAAACTCCTTTCTTTCATTATGAGGTAGCAGATGCATTAATGAATAAAGACTATAGACAGTTAGGAGTAATATTACCACGAGGACATGGCAAAACAGTTCTTACAAAATGCAATATCGTACATGATTTTGTTTTTTCACAAGATCCATTATTTTATGGATGGGTTGCTGCGTCTTCTAAGATATCTGTTCCAAACTTAGATTATGTAAAATATCATTTGGAGTACAATGATAAAATACGTTATTATTTCGGTGATTTAAAAGGGAGAAAATGGACAGAAGATGACATTGAACTTAAAAATGGCTGCAAACTTATCTCGAAGTCAAACCTTAGTGGTATACGTGGCGGGGCTAAGTTGCATAAAAGGTACGATCTTATCATCTTGGACGATTTTGAGGACGAAAATAATACCGTTACGTCAGAGTCTAGAGCTAAAATCGCAAATCTTGTTACGGCAGTGGTCTTCCCTGCTTTGGAACCAGCTGACGGCCGCTTGCGTATTAATGGTACGCCTGTGCACTTCGATGCGTTTACTACAAGAATACTTGACGGTCATAACAAAGCTAAAGCAAAAGGTGAGGACTATTCTTGGAAAGTAATTACTTACAAAGCATTGCAGGACGATGGTACTCCTTTATGGCCAACTTGGTTTGGTCACAAAGAGATGGAGAGAAAAAAGAAGTTTTATGCGGACAGTGGACAACCGCAGAAATTCTATCAAGAATATATGATGGAAGTTCAAAATGAAGAAGACTCTATCTTTAATAGACATCATATTAAATATTGGGACGGAGTTTTTAACAGAGATGAAGAGACAGGTATCAGGTACATTAGAACGGCAGAAGGAGACGAAAAACCAGTTAATATATTTGTTGGTGTCGACCCTGCCACAGATTCTACTCGTAGGGATTCTGACTTTAGTGTTTTACTTGCTTTGGCTGTCGATGCTGATAATAACTGTTATGTTATTGATTATTTACGGAAGCGTTCATTACCTGTGCTTGGAATACCTGGGGATGAAAGAAAAGGAATAGTAGATTATATTTTTGAATACAATAAAATATATAGTCCGAATTTATTTTGTGTTGAAGATACTACTATGTCAAAGCCTGTGTTTCAAGCTATTAATGCTGAGATGAGAAGGCGAAACGAGTTTACTGTAAAGTATACTGCAGAAAAACCAGGCAATAGAATGTCTAAGCGTGACAGAATACAAGAGATACTAGCACAAAGATTTGCAGTAGGCTCTGTTTATTTAAAGAAGATGCAATATGATCTTCAAAGGGAGATAATGACTTTCGGTCCTAGGATGGGACATGATGATACAATAGATGCTTTAGCTTATGCTTGCAAATATGCGAATCCACCTAAATCTGTTAAGCAGAATAAAGAGGGAGATTGGTATAAGCATAAACCAAAAGCTAGAAGCTGGATAACAGCATAGGAGAAAAAAATGGCAGATTTAGTCGTAACTCATACTGAGACAGTAACACTAAATGGAACTGCACAAGGTTCCAGCAATAGTTTTACTATATCTAGTATTGATCAAGTATTTAAAAGAATTGTAACAGTAGCTGCTAATAATGATGCTACTGTTTTAGTATTTAATAGTGATGTACATGGTGCAGCTGGTGCTATAGATGTAGAAGATGCTAAGTACATTAGAATCACTAATTTAGATTCAACCAATTCAGTCAATTTAGGAGTTGTAGGAGCTAGTGATAATTTTCAAGTTGTCTTAGCTGCCAAACAAAGTTTTGTTATGGGCAGTCCTGATGACTCTATGTTAGGAGAAGAAGATACAACTCCTGCATTTAGTAGCTTTGAAGATGTGGCATCTGTAATATGTGACTCAGGTACCAACAATGTTAATCTTGAAGTATTTGTTGCGAGCGTATAATGCCTAAGTTTGGAAGCTCAAGTAAAAAAAGACTTGCAACTTGTGACGAAAGATTGCAAAAAGTATTTAACGAAGTCATTAAACATGTTGATTGCAGTATATTAGAAGGACATAGAAGTGAGGAAAGACAAAACCAGCTTTTCGAAGAAGGGAAAACTAAAGTTAAATATCCAAACGGAAGACATAATTCCAAACCTAGCCTTGCTGTTGACGTTACTCCTTACCCCGTGGACTGGGATGATAGGGAGCGTCAAACTCTTTTTGCTGGCTTTGTTATTGGTGTCGCTTCTCAAATGGGAATTACCCTAAGGTGGGGTGGTGACTGGGATCAAGACTTTCAGGTGCAAGACAATAAGTTTGATGACTTTCCACACTTTGAGATAAAAGATGCCTGATTTATTTACTTTAGATGATCTAACTTATAACATTCCTTCTCAAGTAGAGAATGATCCAACTAATCCAATAGAGGGAGAGGATGATGGCGAAACAGAATAAAAAAGCATTAAAAGTAAAAGAGATTTATAATAAAGTTCGCTCACACACAAGAGCACAATGGGAATATATAAATCAAAAAGGTCATGACTTTGCTAATGATAATCAATTAACAGAAGAAGAAACAAGAGCATTAGAAGAGCAGGGTATGCCTACATTTACTATTAACAGAATATTACCTGTTGTAGAAATGTTAAATTTTTATGCTACTGCTAATAATCCTAGGTGGCAAGCTATTGGAACAGATGGATCTGATACAGATGTAGCAGCATTATTTTCTGATCTCTCAGATTATATATGGCATTACTCTGATGGATCTTCTTTATATGCAAATGCAATAAATGATTCAATAACAAAATCAATTGGATATTTAATGGTAACTGTGGATTCTGATGCTGATCAAGGCATGGGTGAAGTTAAAATAGTACAGCCAGAACCCTTTGATGTATTTGTTGATCCTAAGTCAAGAGATATGTTGTTTAGAGATGCAGCATATATTATGATTAGAAAAATATTACCAAAAAGCCATTTAATTAAAAAGTATCCAGAGTATACTCGCAAAATTAAAAATGCTAGTGGTGAACATCAGAATGAGTATATGTTTACTGAAAAAACTATGGGTGGTTGGCAAAAAGATTTTGACTATAAAGATATAGATGCAACTGAAGCTATTGACCCAGAAACATCTGCACATGATCAACTAATAGAATATTATGAAATGTATGAAAAAACAAAAATAGCATACATGAATGTATTTTATAGAATACCACCAGACCAAGAAGTATTAGATCAAATAAAAGAAAAAGTCGAAGTAAGACTAAAAGAAGTTGCTCAAGAACTACAAGTATCTTTTGCAGAACAACAACGAGCCATGCTACAAGCTGTTGAGTCTGGGGAAATGCTAGAAGAAAGATACAAACTTGAACTGCAAAAACTTACCGAATCTATGAAAGATCAAATTGATAGCGTAAGAGCAGAATACAGAAGTCAGTTGCAACAAGAAGCTTCTAGAATAGAAAACTCTATAATGAGCGAAAAAGAATACAATGTGGTATTGCAGAATGAAGATCTAAAAAGAAATATTGTAGAGGCTATAAAGTTTTATGATAATAGAATTAAACAAACTCTTGTTATTGGTGATACACTAATACATGAAAAAATAATGCCTGAGAAAATTAAAGAGTATCCATTAGTACCATTTCACTATAAATGGACAGGAACTCCATTTCCAATCTCAGCAGTATCACCATTAGTTGGTAAACAAAGAGAAATGAATAAAGCTCATCAATTAATGGTACACAATGCATCATTAGGTTCTAGTCTTAGATGGGTACATGAAGAAGGTTCTATTGATACAGATTATTGGGAACAATACTCTAGTTCTCCAGGAGCATTACTACCTATTAGGCCTGGAGCTACAGCACCTACTCCTGTACAACCTGCACCATTATCAAATGCATTTTTTACAATGGTACAACAAGGTAAATCAGATATGGAATATCTTGCTGGTATATTTGGAGCTATGCAAGGTGACACAACTAATGCACCTGAAACATATAGAGGTATGTTAGCTATGGATGAGTATGGCACAAGAAGAGTAAAACAATGGATGAAAAATTCTGTAGAGCCTGCGTTAAAGCAGCTTGGCATATTATGTCAACAGTTTTCACAATCTGTATATACTGCACATAAAGCATTTAGAATTGTCCAACCAAATAATATATCTGAAATGAAAGAAGTAGAAATGAATATACCAATGTATAATGATTATGGTGAAGTCATTGGTAAGTTTAAAGATTATGCTACTGCTAAGTTTGATGTAAGAATTATTGCTGGATCAACACTACCTATTAATCGATGGGCATATTTAGATGAACTAAAACAATATATGCAAATGGGTGTAATAGATGATGTAGCATTTTTATCAGAAACAGATATTAAAAATAAAGAAAAGATTATGCAACGCAAAAGTTTATATTCACAGTTACAAGGACAGATACAAGGTATGGAAAGTCAGCTTAAAGATCAAGCTGGCACTATTGAAACTCTTGAGCGTCAACTTGTACAAGCTGGTATTAAGAATAAAGTTATGCAAGCCTCTGTTGAGATTAACAAGAAAAAAGAAGAAGTTAAAGGTGAAGTTAACAAAGAGGCCGTTAATGCAAGAGCAACAGGAAGAACTCTTGGTAACATAGCAAAAAACAATTTAGCAGCACAAAAATTACAAATGGATCTAAGGAATAAAAATTCCTTGGATAGTAATGAAGAATAAATATAACTTAAACAATACGTTTATAGGAGAGTTTAATGGAAGATACAACAAAAGGTAACCTAGAAGCAGAAAATATGTTTAATCAGCCTGATTCTAGCCCCAGCAGTAATATCTTTGAAGAACTAGAAGCCAATGTAAATGGTGGTATAGTTGACACAAACATAGAGACCCAACAAGAGGTAACCCCTCCAGTTAGTCGTGGCCCTGAACAGGTAACCCACACATCACAAACGGAAGGCCCTAATGAAGTTGATTGGGAAAAAAGGTATAAAGATTCAAGTAGACAAGCTCAAAAAATGTATGGACAGCTTAAAAACTTGAAACCATTTGTACCAGTTCTTGAGGCAATGAAGAACGATAGCGGACTAGTACAGCACGTACGAGACTATTTAGAAAATGGTGGAGCTCCTGCAAAAAGCGTACAAGAAAGGCTTGGTTTAGATGAAGACTTTCAGTACGATCAAACAGAAGCTTTAGAAGATCCTAATTCTGATTCTGCTAAAGTATTTAATGCTCATGTTGACAATGTTGTTAATCGCAGAGTAAATGACATACTTAGCAAAGAAAAACAACAGGCTCAGTTAACACAGCAGCAATTAAAACGCAAGCAAGATGAAATAGACTTTAGGAAACGACATCCAGAAATGACTGATGAGCAATATAGAGACATGATGGAAAAAGCAAAATCTAGAACATTATCATTAGATGATGTATATTATTTAATTAATAAAGATTCTGCTAACCAAAATGTAGCTAATGCAACTCGTCAAGATATGTTAAACCAAATGAAAACAGTCAGAGACATACCTGCAAGTTCAAGTGATGCTAATAGCCAAAGTAATGATCAAGCAAGTTTTGAAGATGAGGTCTTTAATACTTTGATTGATAGTGATGGTAAATTAGATAACCTGTTCGGGTAAGGAAAATTATATAACTCCTTTCCGAACTTAATATAATAATCGAAAGGAGATAACTGATGAGTTCTATTCAAGGAGATTTATTTCAGTTATCGAATCTAGGAGTAACGAGTTCTGATGGCAAAGGCCCTGGAGCAGGAAGTAGTCTTGCAACAGGCGATATGCGTAGAAAGTTTAATTTTGGTGATCGTGTATCAGAATTAGCTATTGCTCAAGATCCGTTTTTTAGATTCGTAAGTGCAGTAGGAAAGAAACCTACTGATGACCCTCAGTTTAAATATACTGAGAAAAGAGATTCATGGCATAAAAGATATGCTTATGTTATTGGACACGTAGCTAATGGAGCTGATTCATTCACAGATTCACAAATGGATCAATCAAATGTCGGAGCTGTTTTAAGTGCAGCAGGACAAAAAATGGCTCTATATATGGCTACTGATTATACTAACAATGGTAACTTGCAAAATATATATGGTAATACTGCTGCTGCTTCAAAAATAGATGTAGGTGATGCTGGAACAGAGCCTAAATTCTTTTTACCTGGACAGCTAGTAAAAATACCAGGCAAAGCTTCTCATTCTGATACTGGAACTTCAGGATATCAAATCCTAAAAGTTGAAAGTGTTACTCCAGGTTTAAGTAAAACTTCTGGTGGTGGAGCTAAAGAATGTGTAAAAATCGAAGGAACTGTTGTTAAGTTTGACAGTGGTGCTTTAGAGTTTTCTTCATTCTTTAATAATACTCCATCTGCTGGTGGTGTTGGTACTTCTACAGATAATGATGAGCAAGTTGCTGATAGATCTATAGCAAGTGAGCTTGAAGCCAATAGGTCTTATGTTATTGGTACAGCACACTCTGAAGGATCTGGATATCCTGAAACATGGAAAGATCAACCATACTCAACAAACTATGGTCGTACACAAATTTGGAAAACAACTTGTGCTATGACAAACACTGCTCGTGCTACATCATTAAAATATGATTCAAATGAGTGGGCTCGTGTATGGAAAGAAAAGTTAATTGAGCATAAATATGATATTGAAAATTCATTATTGTTCGGTCAACAAAATGATGATTACTACACAACACAAGGTGCAATTGATTACATAAGCAGATTTGGTAATCAATTTAATTTAGATACAAGTACTAAAACAGCAGATGACTTTTTAGATGATATGTCTAGTTACATGGATCCTCGTTATAATAATGCAGGTGCTACAGTTTATTTTGTAAGCACAGCTGTTTATAACTGGATGCATAAATTAGGTGGATACTTTAAAAACAATCTAAAGATTGGTATTGATTCTAATGCTGCTATGTATACCTCTGAAATCGCTATGACTGGCAAGAAAAAAGTTCTTGGAGTAGATATTACTACATTCTCAACACCTTATGGTGATATGAATGTTGCTCGTAATATTCACTTAGATGGAACAAATGTTAAAATGCTAGGTGTTAATATGAAGTATGCAGCTTATCGTCCTTTAATTGGCAACGGTATCAACAGAGATACATCTGTATATGTAGGTGTGCAAACACTTGAAAACAGTGGTATTGACCGTAGAGTTGATTTAATCTT